GATGTGCCCGATGATCAACAGGATTTTGTTGCACTCAATGCCGAACTCAGCCGCACCTGGGCAAAAATCACCCGGAAAAAACCCTCGCCCGAAGATGCCGATCATTGGGCTACAATTACCGACAAACGATCTCTGTTGGATCGTGGATAGTTGTCGTTTTATACCGATTGCTTAAATGCTAGATCAAGACGAAATTAAACAGCGATTAAATCACTGGATGGTCAATTTTGTTGAGGCCAATAACCCACAACTGGGCAACTGGCCTCCGTGCCCGTATGCTCGTGCGGCCAGGTTGGGCAACATGATTGAGGTGAGATTTGCAAGTGTGCCAGAATTGATTGATGCCGTGCGAGCGGCCGCGGATGCGTTGAGCAGCAAAGATGTAGTGGTCATTTGTTTTGATCATACGGCAATCAGCCCCGAGTATCTTCAAGAATTTGTCAGGGGCATGAACCAAGCACTGATGCCCAACGACTATGTGATTCTAGAGGATCATCCTGATTCTCCCGAATATGTCAACGGTGTTCGAATGAACTTTGGGCATTGTGGTCTTCTTTTACTACAGAAATTAAGCAAGTTAAATAATGCCGCAGATCGACTAAAAACACAGGGCTATTATGATACATGGGATCAAGCAGCCCTAGATGACGTGGTTACCTGGCGTTATAAGAAATGAATTTTTGTAGGCTTGATTTATCTAAAACATTTTACAAAGAATATCCAGAAGCATCTAGGCTCACTGGCATAACTGACCTTGCCCAGTTTGAAGAAATTTACAAAAAATATTGTCGGCATAAAAAGTTTGACAGCGTCATGCCTTTATTTTTAAGTCAATTTCAAGATCCTGCCAACGATCTACATGTCTACTACGATCAAGATCAAATAGTGGCCTGGAGTTTGTGTCATCGTTATGACGGCGCTAATGTCGAGAGCTTGCAGTTTGCCTGGGACTATAAAAATCCTCGACTTAAACTAGGTCGACGCAGTTTAAAGCATGAGTGTGCTTACTATAAACAATTGGGCTATCAGTATTTGTATCTTGGTGAAGCAGCCAACTACAAAGCTGAACTCGATGGTTATGAATTACTTGGAGAAATTTAATGGACTTGTACACAATTTGGGCCGATAAAGAAGGCGACATTTCGGATATTGACTGGGTCACTGGAATGAAAAGTTTTTTTGATCATTTGATATCAGAAGGTCGGATGGAAAGCTACAGAATTACTCGTTGTAAAATGGGATTTCGTAGCATAGCCGACATGCCCGAATGGATGATCATCATGGAATTTCGGGACATGGCGCAAATGGATCAGGCATTTCGTCGAGTAGCACCACTCAAAGGTGATCTAGAAGTTAAGCATAAAAGTTTCAATCAATTTGTTTCGGGCAACATCCAACATGCCTTATTTAGGGACTGGCCCGATGATTTCTCTGCAGACAATCCCGTTGACCAATAATTCAATTTGTGCTATAATGCACTATGCAGGTTAAATCCAATGAGTTTATTAATCGAATTCGCACAATCAGATTGGGCGACGATGATTGGCTTTTGACCAATGGACTTGTTTGCTCACCACGAGCAGGTTTTGAAATCAATCGAGAATGTCCTGAAAACTACAAACAAGTTATTCAACAATGCATCGAGTATGGCTGGCTCAAACCCGTGGCCTATATGTACGACAGTGAACTAGTCTGGGAGAAACTTTCATCATGACCATGCATCTTGTGGGCCCTTATCTCACGCTGAACGGCCGTAAAAAGGGTAAGAAAAAATTTCGCAATGCCGAAGAAGCACGTAAGGCACGTGAACTCGACGCCTCGTGGCAACAATTAAAAACCAAATGGGGTGTTGAAGCCGAAGAACGCCGACGTAATCGTGCAATGGCGGCTGAGCCATTGACTTATTCGCTGTCCGCTCCACCCGGACGCACAACCACACACAATATTCCCAGCCTCAACACAGGTGCAGGTGTTGCAGTTAAAAAAGAATCCCCACAATACACCGGTACAAAAATGATTGGTATTGGTGTCATGCACAAAAGCAACAGCGTACCTATCTTTAGCGATGACGAAGCCAAAGAGATTTCCAGTATGCGGCGATAATGAAGAAAAAACGTTTATTAACTGATAGAGGAGCAGGAATGCAATTAAGTAACGACCCATTTGATCACATCCTGTGGGAAAAACAAGAAGTGGTGCGACTTCTCAAAGGTGCACCGGGCACACAATATCAAGAAGCTGACGATGCCAACAAGGCCATCATTAGAGATTGGGTTCGAAGTTTAATGCAGGTCACCGAAGTTAAAATTGAATTTCTTAAGGCCGATGGGACTTTACGAGAGATGCGTTGTACACTGGATTGGGTAAGAATACCCGACGAAAAACAACCCAGAAAGCCCAGTATAGATGGTATTGTTCGAGAATCACAACAGCGCGACCCCCATAGTCTAAGAGTATTTGATCTTGACAAACAAGAATGGCGTAGTTTTCGTTTTGATCGACTACAGAAAATTGGAGCCGAAATTTCGTTCAAAGCTAAGTAAGCATCTATGGCCAAAGAAGAAGGAATCGTGTTGGAAGGTGTTGTGGAAGAACTATTACCCAACGCCATGTTTAGAGTAAAAATGTCGGGCACTGGTGCTGTCGTTACCGGAGTAATATCGGGTCGCATGCGTCAAAACAACATTAAAATATTACTGGGTGATCCAGTAGACGTAGAATTTAGTCCTTACGACCTGTCTCGAGGCCGCATCGTGCGCAGACGATGAGTGGTTTTATACGCCCGACAATTCGACCAGCAGAAACAATATCGGATCGCGTTATCCTACAGGTTGGTGGCCTTGGCGTTAACATTTCATTTTCCGAGCTGGGCGACGGCATAGTTCAGCTAATTGAGCAATTTGGTTCAACTCTATACTATGGTTATCCAAAAAAAGAAATATTTTTAAACTATTTCTACAGTCACAAAAGATACAGTTTAATACAGGAACTAAAAAATTTTGATCCGCACACGGAAATCAGTGAAAACAATTTAAACAATCTAGGTTTGTATCTGTACATGGCGCGAGCCGCGCAAAGTCAAAAATGGAAATATCCTGCATTATTGACCAGACAGCCCAATGGCGAACTACATCAAGCAACTGGTGGCACCAGGGCATTTGCATCTGGGCTTACTAAACCCGAGCCTTGGAAACATTTTCCCATTTTAATATTAGAAGATATCAATCGAGATGTTGGTGCAATATTAGAAGACCCAGTTAGAGTTACCAGCGACCAACAATTAACTGAAATATTAGGTGGGGTTTATGACCGAGAAATCTGGGATCCTACAGTTAGGTTGGTTGTTGACCTCAAAAAATCTAACGCAGGGCACCCATATTTTGTGCTAAAGCATGTTGATGACTATAGCTACGTTGAAAACAATAAATATCGTGGCGAGGAATATTTAAAAAAATTTCAAGATTGGAAACTCAAGAATCCCAATCGCCCCAATATAAAAATATACACAAATTATCCGGAAAACATTAAAGATCTCCAGGCAGTCTGGCGCTGGGAAATTGCAGGAGACACCGGAAACTTTGAAACTCTAATGGGAGAAAAAGTAGGTTGGGTTGAAAGACTGGCGAGACGGTATCACACCGAAGACAAACAACACGGCGAAGATTATGTTCTGTGGCTGATAAAAGATCGAATTGTTGAGTTAGGGGATCTTTTGCCCTGGATGGATAATCAATATACCAGCTATATTTCCAGCGATTGGGCATTTGTGTTGTATCGCCCCGACGAAATTTTTAAAAGCACTTTTATAGATGTAAGCTATCAAGAATAGTGTTGATATATTTGTGCAGATTAACCTGTAGTTAGAATTTTTTTGATGAAGTATCATGCAATTTTTTTCACGGACATGTCTTCTAGGACCTGGCACTCACGACCGATGGGTGCTTATCGCTTGGCCACCGAGCTGCGTCGACAGAATTACAATGTTTTGGTACTTGACTTTTTTGGTCGGTGGATTCAAGATCGCAGAAGTTTTGATGCGTTATTAAAATTGGTGATCAGTGACGAAACTGTGTTTGTTGGTTACAGCGGAACTTTTTTTTCTACAAATACCACAGTAAGTTCAACAATAAACGAATATAACGATTTTTATAGACATGATACTATTTCCACCTGGCCCTGTGATGTAAATTACATCAAGCTGTTAAATTTAAGAATCAAATCATTAAATCCCGATATTAAAATTTTTTACGGTGGCGCCTGGGCTAGTTTTTTAACATCAAATTTGTCGCCTAAGTTCACCGGCGTTGACTACATTGTGCAAGGATTTGCAGATTCTTACATAGTGGATTTAGTTCACCGCCTCCAGGAGAAAAAACATATTCCCTATAGTTTTGAAAACGACTGCAAAGTAATCAAATATGATGTAACAGGACAAAAATTTAATTTTTCTGACCAGGGGCAAACTATCTATCATGAAAGCGATTGTTTTTCTGCGTCAGAAGTACTGCCATTGGAAACCAGTCGTGGTTGCATGTTTAAGTGTAAATTCTGTTCGTTTCCTTTATTGGGTAGAAAGAAAAACGATAACAGTTATCACAAATCTCCAACTGTTGTGGCACAGGAGCTTGAACACAACTATAAAATGTTTGGGGTTACTGGATATATGTTTGTTGATGACACGTTCAATGAAACCACAGACAAGATAAAAGAAATACATGATGCAATAAAACAAAGCGGCGTTGATATTAAATTTGCCTGCTACCTACGATTAGACTTGATCGAACGATATCCTGAGCAGATACAGCTACTCAAGGACATGGGTGTGCAGTCAGTTTTTTTAGGAGTTGAAACACTAAATCCTAGATCAGCTCGTGCCGTGGGCAAAAATAGTGATCCAGAATCGGTGAAACAAACACTAGAATTAATGCGAGAGATTCTAGGAGATCAGTGCTCGATATATGCAAGTTTTATTGTTGGACTACCCCACGAAACCGAAGAGACATTTAATCAATGGATGTCGTGGGTCTACGACCGAGAAGATCTAATAGATTCTTTAAGAATGAATGCATTAACTCTCAATGGGCAAGATGCCAGTTGGCCCAGCGAAATAAGTAAAAATCCTGAAAAATTTGGCTATACATTTGATCAAAATAACAATTGGATTAATAATGTCGGGATGACCGAACAGACCGCCCAGAGATTGTCCAATGAGTGGTTAAAAAAAGGATTTGAAACTGGAAGAATAAAAATTGGCGGGTTTGATATTATGGGCCTGCAGAATATGGGATTTTCTTTTGACGAGTTAAAAAATCTAGAGATGCGGTCACTACCAATCAAAACCCTCAGAGATTGCTATCAACAGATGTTCAACGACTACAAGCAGAGGCTACTAGCGTATCTCAACAAATAAATACAAGATGGAACTGCGTGAACATATTGATCTAATAGAAGCCAGCACTCGCCCGGCTAAACTGGAAACTACCCCCTTGCCCTATGGTCCCAAAGACCTTGACCCAGTAATGAGTGCGGAGACCTTAGAATATCACTATGAGCACCTGGCTAAAAACTACGCAAAACGCTACAACGCCGGTGAAGGCAACGCTAATTTTAATCGTGCCGGTAGTTTTTTGCACAATCAATTTTTCCCACAGCTACGTGCCCCAAAAGCAGCAAATCGTCCCCGTGGTGCTGCTCTTGAGTTAATTGAAGAACACTACAAAACCTACGAAGATTTTAAGGAAGCGTTCAAAGAAGCCGCAATGAAGATCCAAGGGTCTGGCTGGATTTATCTAAGCACCAGTGGGGCAATTAAAACTATCCCAAATCACCAGGTGCGTACAGACATAGCTCTGTTGCTGGACATGTGGGAACATGCTTATTCTCTGCAATATCAGTGGGACAAGGAAGCCTACATCGACAGTTTCTGGAAAATAGTTAACTGGAACCTGGTCAACGACCGGTTATAATCCAAAATCTATCTTATTGGGTTTCTGGTAAATACTACTAGAGGACTCAACAATGGCATTACAGGTAATTGATGTAGGAACATCGCCTAACGACGGACAAGGCGATCCTATTCGCACGGCCTTTATCAAAAGTAACGACAACTTTGCAGAAATCTACAGCAGGGCTCAGACTAGTCCTCCGGCAACATTAATTGGATCAGCTGGTGACCAGGCCGGCATGTATGCCTATGACTCTACTTACTTTTACTATTGTTTTGCCGATTATGATGGGTCTAGTACAATTTGGGCACAGGTTACACAAGTTGGTAATATTGCAGTTTCATCTATTGCCAGCGGAAATAGTGAAGCCACATTTGATGACATAGGTGGAAACTTAGTCATCGACATACACGGCACATCAAATGTTGCGGTTTTTAGAAGTAGTGGATTTTTTACCAGTTCAAATATAACAGCATCTAATGTAAATGCAACCCAGTTATACGGACCATTGGCTACTGCTGCTCAACCTAACGTTACTTCAGTTGGCACATTAACTGGATTAAATTTAAGTGGCCTGTTAACTTCTAGTGCAAATTTATCAACAACTGGAAATGTCATTGGGGGTAATTTAGTTGCCACCAATACTGTTATCAGCAATAATGATTTATCAGCAGTTGGTAACGTTAACGGCACAAACATAATTGCCTCAACGTCACTTCAAACAGTAGGTACAGTATCGGCCACAGGAAATATAGTTACTGATGGATATTTTGTCGGAACATTTGTTGGAAATGTAACTGGGAATTTTGTTGTACCGGGTAGTAACACACAAGTTCTTTTTAACAATAACGGTAATGCTGATGCTAGCCCGAACTTCAAATTTGATTGGGCAACTAACGTTTTACAAGTTACTGGTAATGTAAGTACAGGAAATC